GAAAGTAATCCCGAATGCGGGACAAATAGCGAGGATGATACAATGTCAAAAGATGATGTAAAATCAGAGGCCGAAGCAATTACAGAAAGAGAGTTCGCATCCATCAAGAATCAACTTGACGAGATGACTTCTAACTATAAGGACCTTCAAGGAAAATACGAATCAGCAACAAAAGCTATTACTGATTTCGAAGAGATGGAAGCTAAGCGTGCAAACGAAGCTGCATCTTTAAGAAAGAAAGAATTAGTTAACTCTATCATTGATAGGGAAGTGGTTCTAAAAACCTTAGAGGAAGAAAAGAAAGAAGCACGTTTCGAAGATTTGAAAGCTTGGGACGAAGTCAAACTTTCTGGATTTAGTGCGGCCCTAGAGGCAGTGCCCGTTCCTGAAGAAACCGAAAGGTCATTCGGGAAAGGAAAAGCACGAGAAGCTAGCGAGGCACCTGTGGAAACAGAGGAGCCCGAGAGAGAACGTTTGTTCTCGATGGATAAAGACGGAAGAATAGTCTTTAATAAAAAATAGGTGATAAATATGGCAACAGAAATATTAGTAAACGATGGTGGAGCACCCGCCCGTATACTACCTTACACAGCTGGTTCAACAATCGTCGCCGGTAAAGCAGTAACAATTGCAACCGACGGACAAGTTGACCATACAGCGGTATCCGGAAGTAAAATGCTAGGAGTCGCATTGACTGCAGCAACTACTGGAAACATTTGTAATGTAATATCAGGACACGGAGTTCAACTAAACGTTTATACAAGCGGAAGCAATATCGCAATCGGTGACGAACTTGTCGCAGCATTAGGTGGTTCCCTAGCAGGAATCCTTGTTGAAAAGACAACCGGAGCCGCACAAGGTCAAGTTTTAGCAATCGCTCTGGAAACAGGGTCTGCAGTAACTGGACTAACTAAGGTACAGGTGATTTAGATATGGCAGTCCAAGGAATAACAACACAGACCGGTGTTCTTACATCGGTAAACACTGGTTCATACGCAAACACTGGTGGTACAGGAGAGAGAGTTCTAATTGATTATAAAGATGTAATCCAAGATTACCGATTAACAGAATTACCTGCACTTCAGATGTTTTGTGAACCAATGAGCACAGATACTGGAGGAAACATTGACTTAACCTTCTCACTTCCATCAATGGTTATGGAAGAGATTGATGAAGGAAGCACCCCTAAATATCAACACACGAAACTACGCTCCGAGCGCGTTTCTGTGAAAGAATGGGGTCTTGCAGTCGGTGTAACTCGCAGAATGCTTGAGGATTCACGTTTCAACGAAGTTGAAATGGCCCTCAACGAAGCACGCAAGTCGGTCGAAAGACATATGACACAACACGTTGTGAAAATGATTTTCGGTATATACGATGCAACATTCAACACCGGATTAAACGGTGCTGACATAGATGAAAATACACTAGAAACTGGCGCAGGAAACTTAAATGATTTCAGCGTTAACATCTACGGTGGATTCATAGCATCTGGTGGGTCAGTAGGTTCTGGAAGAATTTATCAATATGGAAATGTTGATGAATCAGTTTTAGAAGCATCCCACTACGTACGTGCAGCAAGCGACACAGCAGGAACAGTTTCATTGGCAGATATAACTAATGCAATAAAATTGATTGGTGCAACTGGATATAACGCAGATACACTTGTGATATCCCCAGCTCACTACAAATCTTTATTGGATTTAGCTAACTTCCAAGCTGCAATTGGTGCAGCACAAGTTGGTCACGTTGTTGAGAATACTCAACCGTTTGACACAACTGTAGGAACTGGTTTTATTGGTACTTTATATGGATTGAATGTTTTGGTTAATGGTTACATACCACAAGACCGATTCGGAATATTCGATATGAGTGTTAAGCCAGCAAACTACGTTGAAAGACGTGCATTGACTGTAGAAGAGGCAAATCCGGGTTTCGGAATTGTCGGTTCTTATATGTCGATGAGATATGGATTAAAAATAACCAGACCAGATTCTGGTATTATCTGTATCAACGGCGCATAGGTTAAGCTTAATTAACCTAAATGGTTATGGGAGTCCATTCAAAACTCCCAAACCTTTTTTTATAGATGTAGTGTATACTATATTATGGAGAACAAATGCCAGCAACAAGAAAGATAATGGGTATAGGAAGAAACGCTGTTACAAAAATAGTAGGTACCCCTCTTCCTTCTGGTATTCAAGGTGACGTTCTTTATCATAACGGTTCTGACTGGGTAGTTTTAAATCCGGGCACAGCCAATCAAGTTTTAACTACTAATGGTTCGAGTGTTAACCCATCTTGGACTAACAAAACATCAGCTACCGGTGTTGTTGCTGGAACTGACAAAATGGTTCAGTTTAACGATGGTGGCAGCGATTTTGGTGGCGAAGCAAACTTTTTATATTTTAAAAATAGTGCGAATCTAACAATATCTGGTAGTAGTGGATATGCTTTATCTACGTATGCTTCTAGTTCGGCACAATCTGCATCTGGTATAGATGTTTGGGATTATAACAAAGTACAAAAATTACAAGTAGGATATAACAATTTATCAAATGAATCATACATATGGGCTACCACAACTAGTAATAATCTGAAATTTGGAACTGATGGTACTAAAAGAATGGAAATATTAGCTTCTAATGGTAAAGTACTTACATCAAATGATTTACACGTATCAGGAACTTTAACTGCTGATACTAATACTTTAGTGGGAACAGATACTTTATGGACACAAAAGGGAGATTTGGTTGTTGGAACTGGTAGTGACACTGCGCAAAGGTTAGCTAGTGCAGCTGGAGACAATGGACAAGTATTAACAATTGACACTGGTGAAACTACAGGATTAAAATGGGCAGACCCCGGTGGTGTTGAAATTATTGCTAATTATCACGTGCCGGTGGCTTCAGCATCAACTGGAACAACTGGAAGTAGATACGTTTCATCTCCAATTAGAATAGACCCAGTCGGAGGAGATTGGGAAGACGGAAACGTTGTAATAACTGATGACCCCGGAATTGGAACTGTAAGTACTACGGGATTAGGAAAGTTATCATTAATAAGCCAAACAGGTTCATCAATGCTTGGCGTTGCCGCTAGTGGAGCAGCAACAACAATAGCCAAATTCGGTTCTATTACTAATCATACATCAACATTAGAGTTCATACATAACGGATATAACGCTTCTGACATTCTTTCAAAAATAGTAATGACAAGTGGTACTACTACAATCGGTGCTACAGGAACTCATAAATTTATATTAACAGGCGGTCTAGGTATAACTGCCGCAAGTTCAAAACCAGCAGATAGTGTAACCAAACCGGTATTGTGGGTGTCAGGCACTTCTAATGCATTATTCTTAGGAGACCGACAAATGGTTACTGCGGGTTCTAGTGCACTTACTGCAGGATATGTCCCTTATGTTTCTTCGTCTGCTAAACACGGTCTTGGTAATTCTGTCCTTTATAACGATTCAACTAATAGTAGAATTGGGATTAATACAGCTAGTCCTAATCGTGCTTTTGATGTAAGAGGTACTTCTTTACTTTCAGGTAACACAAAAGTAGTAGGAACAGGAGAAATAACATCTACACTGGATGTCGGCACTAATATAACAGGTACAGGAACTGCTACATTTAAAACAGCTACATTAAATAATATTGTATTAGACCCTTCAAACCGAGCTGCGTTTATTAAATTACAAGATAGTTCTAGAACAACTACTACTGCAAGTAGAAACCCCGAACTGTTATTAAACCAAATTTTAATAGATTCTGGTTCAGATAAAGCAGATTTTCCTACAATTAGATTTACTAAAGCTGGTCCAGTAGATATTAGTTCTAGTTACACAAATTTAGGATATAGAATATATGTAAGTGGTGAAACTGGAGCAGGAACTGTTGATGCCCCACAAGCAATGATATGGGATTTTAATTCAGATACTTCAGACCCACTAAATTACACAGAAAAATTAGCTTTAACTACAGCTGGCGGGCTTAGAATAAACAATGCTTATACTTTACCTACCGCCGCTCCTGCTTCTAATGGTTATGTTATAACAGGAGCTACAGATGGAACTACCGCTTGGGTTGCTAATACAGGTGGAGGCGGAGGAGTAGGTGGATATTGGGGGCTAAATGGAAGTAAGATACACTATACTAGTGGAAATGTAGGTATTGGAACAAC